TAATGCAGTATCAATTCCACTATTTGGTAAAATAAACTTCTGATTTGGGTTTCTTCCAGAATAAGTGAAGTTTGAAGTCAATAATGTGCCTTCAGAAATGATAATATCGTCAAAATATGCAATTCCATCATTGACTGGAACTGTAATATCTTCTAGAATTGAAAAAATAAATGATTGACCACCAAAAGCACCTTCACTTGATGCTATTGGACCTTTTTTAAGTGTTAAAGTAGCAGGAGTTGGTATAACACCTGAACAATCTACGAAAAAATTGATCGATGCAGTTGCTGCTTTCCTTGAACGTGGTACATATCCTATGTTTCTTGCCAATGAGACTACATTTTCTCTTAAAGTAGCACTATCAATGAACACCTCATTGGATATCATGTTAGCATTATAAGAAGTTATGTAGGTATTGTATGCCAATACGTCAATAATCGAGGAAAGGTTAGATCCCTCGAAGTCATAATCCGTAAAATTGGAGTTTGCTTTAAGATATTCTTTAAGCGTTGTCTTAATCTGGTCAAAATCCAGATTAGAAAAATTGACTAATGGCATTTTATCTCGTTGGTAACAGAGCGAACTGTAATTCTTGTGGTGGTGCGTCTGCTCCTATGATGTTATAGGTAACAACAGCATCAAATGAGTTGTTATCAAAGTCAGGAAACACCTCTACATTCTTTAAAGACACTCTAGGTTCATAATTTTTTATAGATTCTTCTATTTCATCTGCAATTACAGCAGCAGTAATGTCATCTACGTTCTCAAATAGGAGTCCACTCACCTTTGAACCAAAGTTTTCATTAAATGGTTTCTCTCCTGGTATAGTCATGACAATGTTTCGCACTGAACGAGCAATAGCATTCTCATTCTTAAGACCAATAAGGTCTGCATTCAGGGGATTTGCCTGAAATGACATACTAAGGTCTTTAAAACCTTGACTAACTCGCTCTAAAGGCATCTATTTTATTATATACGTAGTAAATATATCTTTATTTATCAAGGAAATTAGTATTATAATTCAGCACCACTGTAGAATTCATCATCACAGTCAAGTCCTTCATAAAAATCACCATCATTTTTCTTTTCATAGAGGTCATTTTGTACTTTTACGTCTTTTTTCTTCGGTGTGATAGCATCATTAGCGATTTCTCTTAACATTTTTGGTTCCATGTTACCTCTATTCAATAAAAAAGGACTCTTTCGAGTCCCTTTTATTTATTTTCCTTGTCCTCGACTTCTTTTGGGTTTACCATTACGAGAGGAAGCGGCATACTTGGTATGTTTGCCTTGTCCTTGTCGAGATTTTTTCGGGCGGGTAAGGATCTCTTCCCTTCCACCCGTTGTGTACATCTTTGCCACTAGTTAAATTCTCCTTGATTAATGTTCATACGAGTCACGCCCTAGATTATACGAGTTTTTTCGTGACCGACTCTGATACGAGGATCGCACCAGATTTCATAGTCTAACTCTTTGGCATCTAAACAGAACGATACGTCTTCTCCACACATGTCCTGAACCTTACCTGACTCAAAGACTTGCATCTTTGGAGCGAACCAAGGGTATGGGAGTTTCTCAAAGACTCCATTCTTGATCATGACCCACCCAAAACCTGTGTAATCTACAGTGAATGGTTTCTTACGCTTACTGATCGACTCCACAGTTTCGTGATTCATGACTCCACCGTTCTTGCGGAAGTCATCTTCTTCTAACCAGTGGGCAACAGAAGTAGTTGTGCCGTCCTCTGTAGCATACCAACCGCCTGTGATCTCTCTTTCAGGAACTGGATTGCCTTCTTTATCATCAGCAGGAACTGCAAGATCACATAACTGCCAGAACTTCTGTGTATCAAAGACTATATCCGAGTCAATCCATAGTTGATAGTCATACTTGAGTTTACCATCCCAAGGTACTTGATCAGGACCACGTAATACATTTGCTCCAAGACACTTACATCTTGCAAAGTTAACCATTGAAGAGTAATCTTGACTGATCTGAATACTCATTCCGTTCTGTACCATATCAAAGCACAGTTGAACAAAGTTCTTTAGAAATACATATGAACATCCACGACCTGAAGACAGAATACAATTGTCTTCCCTTTCATCCTTGCCTTTATTGCATCATAATCCCATTCTTCCTTCTTGGGTTTAGGTGCATTGGCTTTAACAGTAAAACCTTTTGCCATAGTCTCTTGTAATTACTCCTCTATTATAAAGTATTTCTATGTATATGTCAATAATCAACTCCCTCTACACATATATTATCCAATACAGGAAGATCAAGTAGTTTTCTTCTTATAAGTGTTGTCCATTCAGGTATTATACATGATTCAGGACTGAAATGCATTGGATCATATGACATTACACAATCATCCCTTGAATGAGTGCATAAGTGATATTCTGACCATGCCTTTAAGTGATTTACATCTACTAACAAATCACTTATAATTCTTTGCTTCTTACTATTCTCAATTTGCTCCTGTATATGGTAGTGGTTTTCCATAGAACCTTGCATATATCCTTTATAGGTATCCCAACAGAATCCAACAATGAAAAGAGGTATGCCATAGTTAATGACAAACCTCTGATACTTTCTTCGTAATCTCTTTATTCTAGTAAGAGTGTTCTTCATATACTACCTTACCTGGTCCTCCAACACCTACTTTGGGGGCGAGTTTGATATACGACAAGTCTCTGGTAGTGTAGTCGGTTTTAAGCAACCCTACCATTACTTGTAGTAGCTCCCATTTCTCTTCAAAATCTTCTTGGGGCAAATTACAATATAATACCTTATCCTTGGCGTATATGTGATATGTGGTTGTCTCTTCTTGCAAAACTCTATACCTCCAATTTTTACTTGGGCGGTTTTTTTATATATCAACCTACGGAAGGTCTAAAAATTTTTTGGCGATTTTTTATAGTTATATCGGATGTACCCACTTTTGTAGGTTAGGGACTTTCGGTTTTTTATAAACGGCAACGCCCCCCACGCAAAATAACAACGAACCGCCAAACACTGTCAAATCACTGTTATAACAATTCTACCATATTACACTGCTAAATGTCAAGAACTGTGTAAACCACTGATTAACACTTAGTGACTGTAATAAAGCGAGGGAAAGTAATACTAACTCCCCCTCACAGTTCTTATCATTTATAACGCTGTATCTGCACCCTCTACAATATCATCGAGGACTGTTAAGATTTCGTTGCCATTGTTTGCATTTTCTAAAAGGAATTCTGCGAAGTTAACTGATACAAACTGTGTAGCACTGTTTGACATAATAAAGACCATAATTAGGGTTGACATTGTGTAACTTTAGGGCAAACACATTCCGCTTCAATTGTTATTACCAACGATCAGGATTATCTAGATCTTCGATAACACTTTCTAACTCTTCATTCTCTTCTAATTGTAATACTTTACGGAAGTCAATCTGATGTGGGTTGAAGTCATCTAGTGCGTCAATCTCCAGTGTTATTCTATACTTACTCTTTAACCCGTAAATGTTAGAAACTGCCATGAGATTAGAACTCCTGTAAGTAATACTATAATAACATGAATTACGAAGGTTTGTCAATACTCTGGGGACGGTAATTTGACTGTCCTTCGGTATACCTGTGGAAAACGTAATATCCTCACAAAATGTAAACGAGGGTATTGTAGTTTTAGGGAGTTCGTGTTATACTAGACTCGCTTAGATCACAAGGAAATCAACACTTTATCCTCCTTATTTCCACACTAATTAACACCTTTTCCACAGATTACCTCCCTCATACTAACAAATTGTGGAAAACCTTTACAAAGCATAAGTATATTTAATTTGCTATTTATATAGGCAAAATAACTCTTTTTCTAATAGTTTTCCACAGAAAGTGTTATAAACTGTGGAAAACTCTCTATTACTTAGTCTACTGATTACCTTTAGCTAGGTGTTAAACAGTAGAAGGATTAGCAGTCTTCCGAGTATAATGTAGAAGACATAATTAACGACCTTTTTTAATACTTTATTGTCCATAGTTAGTATAAACTTACCTCCGATCTTACGTTAATTGTTGATAGTAACTCAATGAAATCTAGTGCTTGTTGGTATGTATTAAACCTTGCATATTTGCACTTTTGAGTATCATTGAACCAGTAACGAATTGTTGTGTTCATTGTAAAGAATAGGTAGAAGGATTAGTGTAAATTTGTAATAACTTATGATCTCTCTTTGCTGCCCATACGTTAACACTTACTACAAACATTATACCACTGATTGTTAGTAACGTCCATTGTAATTTGTTCATGATTGTTGTAAATGTAATGGGTAATCTGGGTTACTAAACTTACCATAACTAAACGAACTATCTTTAACTATTTCATTATAGAATTGCTCATCCCACTTATAACTTCTCATTGAATCTTCTTCGTTTAAAGTATTAACAACTGGTGCTTCTCTATGTGTTAA